ATGGCCGTTCAGACAATTCTTCAGGACACTGAGAAGCAGCGGCTTCGTGAAGAAGGCGGCGCATGGCTCCGTAAGTTGCGCTTGGCGGCAGGATTGTCGCAGCGCGAACTGGCCCAAGCCGTGGACGTAAAGTACCTTACATTCATATCGCAGATCGAGGCTGGGCGCGGTCGCGTCCCCTATGAGCGTTACCTCGAATGGGCCATTGCACTTCGAATGGACCCGCGTGAGTTCGTGGCGACACTTATGTCGTACTACGACCCCATCACCTACGAAATCATTTTCAAAGACCGTCGCCAGAGCGGCGCGACTGCCGTCTGACAGTCCAAACCCAATCCAGAATGGCTTGGGTCCATCCGTATTCGGAGACTGCCCGTTCCGGGCGCTACTAGCTCGCACTGATCGTATGCGGTAGCAATCACTCTCACAGCGCAAAGCCGCTGTAATCGGAGATTGTTGCGGAGTGCGCTTAGGCGCAACGCTCACTGAAGAGACGCCTCATGGCCACCGCGAAAAAAAACCATGAGCCGGAAAAGGATCGCCTTCGTAAAGAGTGCGGCGCCTGGCTGAAGAAGCATCGAGAGGCTGCGGGCCTATCTCAGCGCGAGATGGCAAAGCTCGTCAAATTCGACCTGTTCACATTCATTTCTCAGGTCGAGAACGGCCGACGCCGTATCCCCCCCGAGCACTACCACGACTGGGCGCAGGCGTTGAGCATGGATACGCGCGAATTCGTAGCGACGCTGCTATTTTACTATGAGCCAATGACCTACGAGATCATCTTCAAGGACCGGCGGCAGAGCGGCGCGACATCTGTCTGAATTTTTACCTCTGATTAGTCATACCTTGCGTGAGACTCGCGAACTTCGGGCTTTGCGGCCTTTCTCCCCCCAAAGTTGTGGCTTGCGAGCCACAGCCTACCCCGTCAGCGACATACGACGGGCTTGCCGCCGTAAAGTGTTTCCTCTACACCTGACAGCCAGCGGGGGAGCCTCTAGCGAGGCTGTTGGAAAGGGGACACCTGATCCAAATCTGCGCGGTCGGACGCTATTTCATTGCTCGTTTCCAGCGGCGCGGAGCAATGAGATGGCGGCCGAGGTAATCGACAAGCCAAAGGGCCGGCGCCGGCCCTGAAATAGCCAACGGAGACTCCAAATGGCGAATACGCTGCAGTTTGACGAGCAGTTTTATCTTCAGCAGAACCCCGACGTGGCCGCAGCCGTGTCGCGTGGCCTCGTCGCTAGCGGTGCCCAGCACTATGAGCTGTACGGCCGCTTCGAAGCACGCAACCCCAATGCGTTTTTCGACACCTCTTTCTACCTCGGTCAATACCCGGATGTGGCCGCTGCTGGCGTGAATCCGCTCGCCCACTTCCTGACTTTCGGCGCCGCTGAAGGCCGTTTTACGAACCAGACCGTTGAAACTGCTATCGACACCGATGGCAACGGTTTCGCGAACGAGTTCAATGCGTCCGCTTACTTGAACGCAAACCCGGACGTCGCGGCTGCCGTGACCTCTGGTATTTTCAAGTCGGCCTTCCAGCACTTCATCGAGTTCGGTCAGTTCGAAAGCCGCGCAGGCGCCCCGGCGGGTCCGTTCGGCAACAACGGCGGTCAGGGTGGATCGGGCTTCGCGCTGACCACCGGTATTGATACGCTGACCGGTACGTCCGGCAACGACACCTTTACGGCAAACTTCGCTGTCAATCCGTCGACGGGTGTCGCCAACGTTCCGACGCTGAGCGCGCTTGACACGCTCAATGGCGGAGCCGGCAACGACACGCTCGTTGTTTACACGGACGGCACCGCTCTCCCTGCTGCGACGATCAACAGCATTGAGAAGCTGGACGTCATTTCGTCCGCTGGCGTCACCGCTGACGTTTCCGGCACGAACATCGCCGGCCTGACGACGCTCACCGCTCGTGCTGCCGCTGGTGCAGTCAGCCTTACGACGAAGGCGAACGTGACGTCCGCTACTGTGACGGGTACGGCAACGACCGTTGCAGTTACTGACAGTGCGGCAGCTGGCGCTGACAAGCTGGCTTCGGTCTCGGTTTCCGGCAACACGGGCGCTGTGACGGTTGCGTCTGATGTGCTGACCTCGCTTAGCCTGACCAACACTGCCCAGAGTGCCACCGTGACGGCTGCAGCTGCGACGCGTGCTCTGAACGTTTCGTTGAACAACGTGACGGGCGGCACGATCACGGATGCGACGGCGACCACGGTCAACGTTTCTGCTAACGGAACTGCATCGTCCGGTGCGACTTTGGCCGCAGCGACGGCTAGCACTGTTACCCTCGGTGGTAGCGCTGCCCTCTCTCTTTCGCTGGGCACCCTCGCGGCTAACGCAGCCGTGACCGCCACGAACACTGCTGGCGTGACCATCGCTTCGACGCTGGCTAATGATGTCACCTTCACTGGCGGCGCTGGTGCGGATGCTGTGACGCTTGGCGCAACGACGAAGGTCATCAGCCTCGGTGCTGGCAACGACACGGTGACGGCAACTGCAGCAGCTCTCGGTACCGGTGGTTCGGTGTCGGGCGGCGAAGGCATCGACCGTCTTATCACCAACGGCACCGTCGTTTCGTCCGCTACCGATGGTGCGAAGTTCACTGGCTTCGAAATCCTTCAGGTCACTGCTGGTACGGTCGATCTGAACAACATCGGTGGGATCACCAATGTTGAGCTGAACGGTTCGTCCACGGTCAGCAATCTGTCGGCAGCGCAGGCTGGCGCAGTTTCGATCGTCGGCGGCGGCACCTACACTGTTGGACTGAGCGGTGCGACCACCATTGGTCAGCTCGACGCTCTGACGGTGACTGTTGATGATGGTCTGGCTGCGAAGAACACGATCACTGTCGGCAACCTGACGGCAGCTGGCGTTGAGACCGTCAATGTTGTCACGAATGACAACCTGGTCCTCTCTTCGGCGACGGGCCTGACTGGCGTTACGAAGCTGATGTTCACGGGCGCAGGCGATGTGAGCGTCACGACTGGTGCCCTTGCAATCAATGCAAACACCGTCGTGGATGCTTCGGCTCATACCGGCGCGTTCACGTTCAACGCTTCGAGCGCAACAACCAACGGTCTCTCGATCACTGGTTCGACAACCGCTGTGAATACCATCACGGGTACTGCCCAGGCTGACGTCATCACCGGTGGTGCTGGTAACGACGTTCTTCAGGGTGGCGCTGGTAGCGACACAATCGTTGGTGGAGCCGGGAATGATATCCTCGCCGGCGAGACCGTTACGTTGACTTCGGGCGCAGTGTCCGCCGTCGGAACCCACACCGCTGCTAACATCCTTACGGGTGGCGACGGCAACGACACCTTCGCCTTCGGTGTTGCAGGTTCGAACGTGATCATCGTCGACACCATCAAGGATCTCAACCTCGGCACCAATGCTTCTGCTGGCGGCGTGGACAAACTCGTGTTCGATCTGGCCACGGCCGGAACGACCACTGCTCCGACGGTTGTTGCGCTGACTGCAGCTCAGCAGACGGCGGTTACCGGTGCAGCGTCGTTCTCCGCTGCGTTGGACGCCGTCATCAATGACATTGGTACGAACGCGAATAGCGTTGCCCAGTTCACCTATGGCTCCGATACCTACATCGTAGCCAACGGTGCTGCTAACGCGACTGCATTCGATGGCACTTCCAGTGTTGTGGTCAAGGTGACCGGCATCGCCGGCACGCTCGACGCTTCCGATATCGTGATCGTCTAATATCGATCTCGATAATAAAAAAGATATAGACCGGGCGGCGAAGCTAATGCTTCGCCGCCCTTCGTATTTGCAGACAACGGACGGACCCCGCGGAGGAGTTAATCCTCCTGCGAAATCGGCCGACAAATGATCTTGAGTGCGACCGTCAGTCGGCTTCCAAGGATTTACGAACGGCTGCCGCGATTTCGTCCGGGCTGGCTCCCTTCGAGGCCGCCAACCAGGCGGCATGCGCCGCCCGATCCGCGAGGGGCCGACGAGCCTTGCGCAGCGCCTCGACCCTTGCCTTCAGGCGTTCGACGTCATCGAGCACTTGATCCAGAGCATTGCGCCGTTCGGTGCGCCCTAACAGTCGCATCCAGTTCGCGTATCGCCGCAGGACGCTGACCGAATCGCTCATAGGGCTCCCACAACGCAGAAAATCGGCCCCGCTTCGGGTTGAAACCGAAGCGGGGCCGTGCGCGTATTTATGTGGAATGTCGCAGAAGGAACTCAAGCACCATGGTGAAGAGCCTTTATGTGTGGCCCGCCGTCGTCGTCATGATGATCGTGATTCTCTAATCGATCTTCGCTCGAGGAAGGGGGAACGGGCCGATCGTCGTCGGCAGTTCCCAGAAGCCATGCCAGGGGCGGTGCTCGACCGTGGAGAACCAGGTCGTGTATTCGGTGACGCAGCCGCCCATGAGCCGCCACGGCCCCCAATCCTGAACACCGCGCGGACGATTCGTTGGGGTGCCCTCCTGATCGTCCATGAATTCGAAGAATGCCTTGCGAGACCGTCCTGACGGGTCGCCGTAGTAGATCTGCTGGCGACCGTCGATATAGATGGCATCCGACCGGACCTTGCTCATGGTGCCGGATACGATCGCATCCCGGCCCTCGCATCGCACGGATGTCTGCTCGAAGGACGAAAAGACGAGCACCTTGCCGACGCACTCGCCGGTGTGCGGAGACACCCGGCCGTCGCAGACCTGAACATCGGCCAGAACTGGCCAGCGCTCGACCTCCAGCGACCCGATCCAGTGCCTTGCCCCTTGGAACATGAAATAGGCCCCAAGAAGCAGGCCGGTCGCGCCGATCGTCATCACGACGCCGCGCAGCGGATGAGGAATGTCTTTCTCGCTCATTTGTCGCTTCCATCGGGCGGCACGAGGGCGGCTCGGCGCCTGTTCCAGAGATCCAAGACAAAGCCCGAGACCGACACGCCGCCGACCCCGATCAAAAAACCGGAAAGTCGCGACAGCTCTTCAGGTGTCGCGACGATGTTGCCGAGAACCGACCCCATGGCCGGGATCGCGAGGGGCGAGAGGTAGAGGCCGCAGATCCCGCCAACGACGATCTGGCCCAGACCGTCGCGCCAGCCTGCCTTGCGGGTCAGCCAGTTCACGACACCGCCCAAGGCGCCGGCGAGAATGAGGCGGGCGTCCGTCCAATGTGACCAGTCCATGAGAGGCGCCTGCCCTTTGCTTGAATGCCGGCATTTCGAGATCATCAGTTGGCGGGCGGCGTGGTGTTGCGCGGCGCGAGGTAGACGAGGCCGTAGCCCACGCCGATATAGATGACGTTCGCCAGGATCACGCCCCACCAGGGCATGGCCGCCGTCTGCTCGGCCGTCATCGCGATCATCGTGCCGTTGCCGATGAGGGCACCCGCGACACCACCCGCGATGCCTTTGGAAATCGTTCGAAGGTCCATGGGATTCTCTTTTTGAAGTGAGGTCAGAGACGGGCGAACTGGACGTGCATCCAGTCGCGGCCGATGGCTTCGCCGAGCGGCAGCGCGCCCTCCGCCTTCCAAGCCTTCCAGAAGGCCTTCGCATCGTCGTGACTGAGGCGGGCGTCCGGGGCGCGGGTCGTCAGCCCGTTGCGCTGAGGATCGAAGTCGAGCGCGATGCCCCAGCTGTGCATCGAGTAGCGCGACCCGCCGCGCATGCGGCGCACGTTCAGGGAACCGCCGAACCGGTCGAGACCCAGCGCCTCGCGCTCCTTGGCGCTATAGGCGTTGCCGATCACGCCGAGGGCCCGGCCGACAGCGTCCGCGACCTTGGTATGCACGGTGATCCGCCGGACCAGCGTGGACGGCGCCCATGCCAGGTAGAGAGCGTAAGGCGGCTCGACCCCCACTTGGTCCTCCCCGACCTTACCGAAAAAGGTCGGCACGTCGTCCTGGCGCGGCCAGATGGGTTTGACGATGTTGGGCAGCGAAGCGAGCGGCGTCGGCGTGTCGATGTTGCCGATGATGGCCTGCTCCGCCGGCGTGACGGCGCTCGCCTGAGAGCGAAGCGCCGCGACGGTGGCGGCATCGCCCTGCCCCGACATCGGCAATCGCCGCGAGGACTGGAACGCCTTCAGCGCGGCGACGGTCGTCCCGTCGATGACGCCATCGATCGCGCCCACGGCATAGCCGTGCGCCGTCAGCCGGCTCTGAAGCCAGTTATTGAAGTCCATGAAATGTCTCCGGAAACGAAAAAGCCCGGCGCTGGGGCCGGGCTCCAAGAGGTTGATCGGATAGGATGCGTTAGGCCGCGATCGCGCCGACGCCCTGCAGGTAGGACTTCAGGGCGTTGTAGATCCCGGTCTTCTGCGCGGTTGTTGTGAGAGCGCCGCCCGCGTGGATCACGGCCACCTGCGCGTCGCCATAGGAGCTGTTGTTGCGCAAGAGGTCGAGGCCCGTCGCGAGCGAGGTCGAAGCCGTGGCCAGCGTTGCGAACTGCGCGCCATCCACGAGAAGCTCGGACGCGCTCGCACCCGTGCGATTGGCGACGACGTGGTGCGGCGAGGCGGTCGAACCAGAGCCGCCGAGGCCGCCCGTGCTCTGGCTGACGCGACCACCATGCCCCGACGCGCGGGAATGGACGTTGGTCCGGCCGTTGGCAGAGCCGTAGTCCTCGCCCGTGGTGCCGTCCACCAGCGTGAAGACACCGATATGGGCGCTGTCCTGCTGATGCTTCGCGCCCGTCGCGGTGGACGGGTTGAAGTTGGTCGAGGCGAACTGATTCGAGCCGTTGCCCTTATAGCCTCGATCCTTCGTCCAGGTCGGGAAGGCCGTCGAGGTCAGCGTGTAGGCAGACGAGACAAGGTTCTCGTTCGCGGCCTGCTGGGTATGAGCCGCCACGATATGCAACTCGTCCAGAACGGACAGGACGCCCGCCGTCTTCAGGTCGCCGAACAGCTTGTCCACCAGCGCGCGCCGCTTGTCGCTCGGCGGCGAGGTCATGCGCGCGACATAGGCCGAGGCTTCCGAGTTCGTGAAGCTGTAGGCCGGGTATGTCGCGAGCAGCTGATCACGCAGGATCGCCGCCGCCTCCTTGTGGATTGGCGTCGTCGGATGCGTCTCGTCGTTGCAGTTCGTCGCCCGGATCACCGATCCGACCGGATGGGCCAGGGTCAACGTTCCGCCCGTGATCGTCACCGTGTAGGGACCGGAGCCCGTCACGCTGACCACCTTGAACGGGAAGTTCTGCGTCGGAACCGGTTCGACATTGGCCGTGCCGGGTTCGATCACGAACGTCTCGTCCACATCGGGCTTGTCGGCCATGACCAGAGTCGTCGCCCCCACGGCCGAAGCCGATGTCAGCGACGACGTGAACGAGCGCAGCTTGTACTTCGACGGACCCGAGTCCGCGTCGGAACAGAGCGCGGCGAGGTCGAGAAGCGCGTCAGGGCCGCCGCTCGCGCCGATCCCGTTGCGAATGCGGGTGTTGACCTGATCCTTGTAGCCTCCGAGCTCGTAGCCGATGCCGCCGACGCCCGACGTGTACCAGGGGAACTGGTTGGCGAGGTCAGTGCATCGATAGTTCGTAAGGATGTTCTCCATCGAACCATTTCGCGTGCCGGTCGAGACGCGAGGCGGAAGGGTGCCCTGCGTGACCCGCGTGTGCCCGAGCGAGCGCATCTGGGCGTAGAACTTCTGAAGGCTCGACCAGATGCGCGTATCGGTCTGCCCGCCGCCCACATCGTTGGTCCCGAGGCTGCAGTAGGCCATGCTGCAGAAACGGGCGTAGACGCGGCTGAAGTAATTGTTGGCATTCCAGTGGCCAATCTGACGGCCACCGAGCGAGTGCGAGAAGAACGGGATACCAGCCGCGAAGGCGGCCCGCTTGGCATAGCCGCCGCCATTGTCGCCCACACCGCCACCGTCCGACAGGCGGTCGCCGATCGAGTCGGTCGCAACGAAGAGCGACGGCATCTGCGTCTTGCCGTCCACCGGAAGGCCGACGATCATCACCGGAGCAGGGCCGGGCAACGTCGCGCCGCCCGAAGGCTGGCTAATGCCGCCTTGGATCATCACGAGGTCAGCCGGCGCGCGGGTGTCAACGGCCGGATCGTAGATGTAGGACGTGCCGAGAGTCTGACCGCAGGTGTAGACGACCGCGCCATCGGGAATGTCCACGACGGTGTTGACGATCACCTCGGATGAATCTTCGAACTCGGTCAGCCCAAACATGGAAGGCGTCAGTTCGTCCGAGAAATAGAGGTCGCAAGCGGCCGGAACCGTGAAGGTCTGCGAGCCTCCAAAGAGCACCCGGACGACAGGCGTGGGTGCGCCGGCGATCTCGACCGAGCAAGCCGAGATCGGCGTCACTGGCCCTGCCAACTCCTCCGAGCTGGTCAACGCTTCGATGCGAACGGTCGAGAAACCGACACGGAGCGACTTCTGCGAGCACCGGCCGAGCTTCATCGGCTTGCGCGCATAGGTGCGAGTACGCGTCCCGAACGCTCCGCGTGAAGCATTGTTGACCTGGCCGGCCATGCCCACGTTCTTGTACCCGGCCGCGAGCACGGCGGGCCAGTTGCCCTTCGCGTTCACGCCGACCTGTGACGAGCTTTGCAGTCCGCTATTGGTCGCGTTCGGGTGCGTCTCCGTGATGGTGATCGGGATGGATTCGCCGAGGGTGATTGAGCCAGAGCCCTTCACGACAAAGGCGTCCGTCCCGTCGTCCGCGATCTTCAGCTTGTTGCCCGAAACCGTCAGCGTGAGAGTCGAGCCGATGGCGCGACGCGCTACCCGGAACAGTGGCGTGTTCTCGGTCTCGTCTGCATAGACGGAATAGGAGTTGGCCTGCGCAGTCTGGAACAGGTTGCCCAGTGTGACAGGGGTGATGAGCCCTAGCGTGTTCAGCGTCGTCTTAATGACCGGCGCGACGGTAGCATGGCCGAGCGTCGATGGGTGCGTTTGGTCTTGGTTGAAATAGTTCGCCGTGCCGTTGGTTTTCCAGTTGCCGTTGGCTTCCTGCAAGATCGCCTGAACATCGACACCGAAATCACACTCGCCGGTTCCGCCATACGCGAGATTGGCATAGGCACCCCGGCGCATGATCAGGTCGTTGAGCTTGTAGAGATGCCCCGTGAGGTTGGCCGTCGCATAGTCCGACGTCCAGAGACTGTCGTCGTTCGGAGCGAACTGGTTGGCCTGATCCTTCCAGCGGTTCTCGAAGCGCCCTGCCACGCCGCCCGTCACCGACGCGTTTGCCAGGCTGGAAGTCGGAACCGTGTAGGTAAACTGGGTCGCCGAGACGATCGTTACCACAGCATTCGCGACGTTGTAGCCGGCAGGATTGGCCCCCGTGATGTCGTAGGTGCCGCCGTTGGTATAGATCGAGGTGTCCGCGACCGTACCGGTGGCCGTCGTCCCAGAGCAGGTCAGGGCGGTGATCGCCTGACCGCCCTTGGATGCGTAGAGCGTAGCACGGCCGATCTTCAGCCCTGCCTTGCCCTTCGAGCGCAAGAAGGTGTTGTGCCAGTTATAAAGGGTCTTCAGGCCCGTCACCGCATCGAACGTCAGGCCCGACCGCCGGTCATTGTGCAGATGGTCAGTCAGCAGGAAGTCCGCCAGCGGCAGCACCTTGCTGTAGCGCCAGCCTTCCTGAACGGACAGATTGTCCATGATCGCACGGACATTAGACCCCGGAACCGCGATGTCGAAGAAGCTCACGCGTGCAGAGTTGAGCGCGCGCTTGGGACCACACACGACGCCGTCCGCGTCACCATCATCGATGGTCGTGCCGAACGCCGGGTTGGCCCCGTTGGTCGTTGCCATCGAGCCCGTGCCACCGTTCTGCGAGTTGATGGAGTCACCATCCACCACCCAGACCTTGGTCCCGGCCGCGCCTTCGCCTTCGACGTAGCTCGGGATCAGAGCCGGGGCGTTCCCGAACGTTGCGCTCGACCAGTCGTTCGTATCGAACATGGACGCGGTCTGCGACGACAGATCGCCCAAATCTTCACGCATCTTGCCGAGCGAGCCCAGCCGCGCTTTGAAAGGAGCCGTGGTGACATACGAAGTCTTGTGGAAGTAACCCTTGTCACCAAACGAGCCCAGATCGATGCCGGTAAAGGCGTCAAGCGAGACGAGCCAGCCCTTGTTAAACGTCGGCAGGGTCGTGGCCGCACCCGTGTAGGCCGACGCCAAAGCGTAGGTAAACGTAGTGGCATCGACCACCGTGATGCGCGCAGAGCCGTTATTGAAGACGGTCGGCACCGCGTCCACAAGCTGGATCACGTCGCCCGTGCGCATGTCGGCCGTGCTGGCGACCGTTGCGGTTGCCGTGGTGCCGCTGGCGGAAAGCGCGCTCATCGTGCGCATCGGAGGCAGCGTCAGCTCCGTGCGGTCAGACGAGATCGCGCCGCCCCACGAGATGAAGTTGGCTTCGTCGCCCATAACGTTCCAGAAGCCCTTGCTTTCGGTCAGGCCAGACTGGTTCTTAAGCGTGCGATCCACGACGCCGGTCAGCAGCGAATACTTGAGCTTCGCGCCGGCTGCCTCGCGATGGTAAGGGCATTCCACGACGTTGTTGGCGCTCTGCACCATACGGCCCATCCAGAACCGCATTTTGGGGTTCTTGCAGGAAACGTTGGAGCGATCCCAGATACGGTTGACGTGCGTTGCGGTCGCGCTGGTTGCGCCGATCGCACTCTGCGGCATGACGGCGCGCACGGAGCCGGACACGGCAGGCAGGGCAACCGACGCAGTGACGGCAAACGTGATCGCAAGAGTGGCCGAACCCGACGTGTCCGTCACCTTGATGGAGCCCGAAAAGCTGGCGGCTGCGCTCGGCGTGCCGGTGATCGCGCCCGTCGAAGACGAGAAGGACAAGCCGCTCGGCAGCGAACCGGTCAGCGTGAAGGCCTTCGTGCCCGCGCCGCCTGCGGTCGCCGGGGTGAACGTGTAGGCCGTTCCAACCGTACCGTTCGGCGCCGTGCCCGAGATCGAGATCGCCGCCGTCACCGTGAGCGTGACGGCGGTGTCAATTTGCTGGCCGTCCGCGCGCGACTGACGCACCGTTCCGTTGATCGTGCCCGCTGTCAGGGTGCCGGCGCCAACGATGAGCTTGCCCGCCGTCGAGAACGCGAAGCGATTGTCCACCGCGAGCGGGTTGCCCGCGAGGAACGACCGCGTTTCGCCCTCAACCTTGGCCGGCAGATCCAGAACGACCGTGCCTGCCGCTGCCGTCAAGAGGATCGTCGCGGAGGTCGGCGTGATCGTCGGAAGCGAACCCTCCAGGACATTGGTGACGGCCACGTCGACGGTGTGATTCGTGACGTTACCCGCGAGGTCGGTCGCCATTAGGTTCACGCGATAGACATTGTTCGCATCCGCATCGGCGGGCGTTTCGAAGTCCCTCGCGGCCAGCGTCAGCTTGGCACCGGTAAGGCCGAACAGAGCGGCATCGCCGCCCGCGACGATCGCCCAGGTGACATCCTCGTCTGCCGACAGGGTTGCCTCGAAGGCGACATTCTCGGTCACGCTGTAGGCGGTCGGACTGGTGACCACAGGGGCTCGCACGTCGGTCGTGGCCGCCCCCGCCACGGAAAGCGAGAAGCTGCGCGTCACAGTGCTCGTACCGTCCGGACTGGTGGCGCGAAGCCGCGCGGAGCCGGTCGCCGGAGCCGTGAAGGCGGCAGCCGCAAGAAGCTGCCGAGACACGACCCTGATCCGTCCTCCGAACGTCGTCTCGGCATCCACGGTCCAGCCTTCCGGCGCCGAGACCGCGGCGAGAATGGCGTCCTTCGCCGTGCCGGTCGCAAAGACCGTGGTCGAAAGCCCAATGGATGCGCCACCCACACTTTTCGACTGGAGGAAGGTCAGGAGTTCGTCCACGACGACGCGATGCTCCAAGCCACCACGGCGCAAGACGAGGACGTCGGACTCTTCCAGCGCGGGCTCGGCGATCGGGTCGACCGGCTGGCTGCCGGACAGCGTGATGCGCCCGAGCAGGAGGTCATATAGGGCCTCCTCCGCCGTCAGGAGGATGGTACGATCCTCGGGCGTCGGCCGCCCGGCGACCCAATAAACGCCGGGCATGACGAGATAGCGCTTCGTGCTCACGAAAACGTCCTTGATGTCAGATTGTGGGATGGGTTTGCGCGGGAGGCGCAGCGTCAGGTGAAGGGCGCGGCGACCTCGGAGGCCTCGGCCTTCTTCTTCGTCTTCTTCGGTGCGCGGCTGTCTTTTCCCGCCGCGCCGCCTGGCTGCTTGAACTCGAGCGAGGTGGAAGCTCCGCCGCCACGATCGGCTCGATGCGTCACCGATACGATCCGATAGGTGCCGTCGATGCCGTCGCGCGCTCCGGTCAGGACCAGCGAGCCCTCGGCCTGCGCTTCGGGCTGCAAGGTCATCTCGATCGTGCCATTGCCGCTTTCGCGCTCGGCGGCAGCCTTGCGCCCTTTGCCAACGGCCTTGGCATCGTCCTCGTCGCTTGCCTCGAAGCGCCGCTCATTCGATGGCAAGTCGTCTTCATCGTTCTCGGTATCGAACTCGACGTCCGAAACGACGAAAGCCGCCGCCTTGCGATCGAAAGACCGCACGCGAGCCTTCTTGAAGCGCCTTCTGCCCTTCAGTGGGTCGAGCCGAACCGAAATCACATTGCCGGGAATAGTCGCCCGGATCGTCGGCATTGGCGCGCCTTTGGCGCTGGAACCCTTTCCACGCTGCGCAAACACGGCTTGGTCACCCCGCACCTTAAATGTCGCGCCGAGATCCCGCGCCAGCCGCGAGGCCCACCCCAGGAACGAGGCCCCATCGGGGGACCAGTAGGGCCGCCGGATGGAGGCGAGCGCGGGATCGACCACGATACCCGACAGCCCTGCCCCTTCGGCGCCCTTGCGTAGCGCATCTCCGAGCGTGGCGTCATCGAGGTGCCAGCGTTGCCCCTGTTTCGACTTGCCGCGTGGATCTCGTCCTTTAGCCGAGATTTCGAGGAGCCGGCCACCACCCCGCGTCAGGGTCCATGGCGTCGAATCCACCGTACCGGCAAACACGAGAACGCCATCCAGCGTCACGCGGACGGACGCTCCTTCGGTCGGCAGAAGCGTCTGCCCGCCCGTATCGTCGAAGGTCAGGCGGCAGCTGTCCGATGCCGTCCCGTCGCGATCGTTGATGTCGATCTGCTGGAGATAGGGGCGCATCGCGCTGCTCGCGTCCCGGCCGTCGATCTCGACAGCCCATTGCACCGACCAAGCCATGCATCACCCATAGAGAGAGACCACGCGCCGCGTGGCTGTGGTTGTCGGACGATCCGGCAGGAGGATGTGAGTGCCCGGCGGGATGTAAGGCCCGAGCGCGGCCAAGCCGGGATTGAGGTCGAGGGTCGGGGTGAGGAGTTGACGCGCGAGGTCGGCCCCGAATTCGGCGGCAAGGATCTCGTCCAGCACCATCGGGCGTCCGGTCGTGGTCAGACGTGTCGGCATCAGATGAGCCCGAAAAGAGAGATCATACTGCCGAGCAGGCTGGGGCTTGCCCCCTCCGGCTCGACCTTCACCAAGGTCAGCGTGTGATGGAGCATCCCGCCGACGCCATTGCGATCGAGTTGCTCATGCCGCTCGCGGACCTCGGTCAGGACGAACCAGCCCAGCATCTTCCCGTCGCCGCGCATCACGGGAACGCGCTGCCCCGCCCGGCGAAAGCCATGCAGGGCTTCGAGTTCGGTGAGGCCGCCAATGCGTTCGGGCAGAAGCTGGCCCGTGAGCACGATCGTGTCGTCGCCCTCGCCCATGAATTCGCGGCCAGGGGCTGTGCCGATCAGCGGCTTGACCGCAAAATCGGCCGTGGCCGTGCGGTCCACCTCGTCAACGGAGAACGGCGCAGTATCCAGCGCGACCGCGCCCAGGAGATAGAGCATGGTCAATCCTCGATGTCGGCATTGACGTCATCAAAGTCGTCGGCGTTGCGCTGCGCGTTCAGTGCAGCGCCGGCAACGGCGCCGGGCAGCGCCTGCAGCGACTGATGCAGCCGATCGACCTTGGCCTGCGCCGCGTCGAGACCGGACGTGTCCACCTGCGGCGTGGCCGTGACCGATAAGGCGGATCGGATGTTCTCGCCGATCTGACGTGCCTGATCCGTGACCTGTCCGCCGCTGGCCGCGACCACTGCCGCATAGGCGTCGAGATCGCGCTGTGCGTTCTCCGGCAGACCCGCTGAGAGTTCGGCGAGTTCGGCTTTCGCCGTGGCCAGGCGCTTTCCGTAGAAGCTGCGAGGCAGGCCTCGCGCCTGATTGAGGTTGGCCTGTTCCGTTCCGACCCGCTCCGCCGCGCCGATCGCCCGGCGAACGGGATCGGGGCCACGGCGCGGCGGAGACGCGGGCAAGGTTCCGCCCAACGCCCCGATGGAGGCCCGCGCCTGAACTGCTTCGATCGGGTTGGACGACGTCGCCTTCGCTTCCCGATCGGCCTGTTGGCGCGCGAGGTCCGCCCGCTTCTGCGGCGATGGTTCGGGCGCGGGCTCGCCGCCGAGGAACTCCGGCAGCTTGATGGTGAAACCGGAATCCTGCTGCTTTCGCTGATACTCCGGCAGCCCCCACCGTTCTCCTGTCGCCTGCCGAGCGGCATCGTCGCTCATGAAGCCGATGGGGTCTTTTACAAACGCGATGAACTCCTTCGCCTCGACCGCAGCCGCTTTGACGAAAGAGGTCGTGTCGTTAATGATCGTCGCCAGATCGCGGAAGAAGTCACCGATCGTCGAGCCGGTCGTGTCGATCTTGAGAAGGGACGCAAGGTCGTCGCCCAACTCTCCGACAGATCGTTTGGCGGCATCGACATCCGTCCAATCGACCTTGGCCTCCAAAGTCTGAAGACCTATCCCGATCTCGCCAATCAGGTCGCGAAGCCCGTTGAGCCCGTTCTTCAGCGACGGCAGTCCCATCGTGCCCGCGTCGATCGTCAGTTCGCGAAAGGCGTTCTTCACCAACTGCCATTGCGACCAAAAGTCGTCGAGCTTCAGCTTGTAGGAGGCCCCGAGCGAGTCGTCCCACTTCGCCTCATCGGCCGCGAGCGCCAGGTTGCGACGATATTCGTCCGTCGCCTCGGCGAGGCGCAGGATCTTGCTCGCGTGCTCCTGCCCGACGAAGGACGACAGAAACTCCATGCGCTGCTCGGAATTGAGCTTCTGGATGCGATCGAGCATTTGAAGGAGCGCGCCGTTCGCGTCTTTTTTGACGGCCTTCGAGAAGCTCTTGATCGGTCCCATGTATTTTTCGAACGTCTTGCGGTGCTCGCCCGCCAGCGTCGTCGCCGTCAGCATCTTCGTGGACAGGGCTTCCATCGCTGTCGCGGCGACTTCCGGCCCCATCTTGAGGTTCAGAAGGGTCGAGCCGATGGCGAGGGTCTGGTCCATGTTGAGACCCAGCGTCTTGAGCGACGCGCCCGTGCGATCGACGAAGTTGACGATGTCCTTTTCGTCCGAAATGCCGGCATCGGCCAGAGAGTTGGTCAGGTCGAAGACGCGCTTGATGGCCTTGTCCGACAGGCCCATCGCCGTCTTGAGGCCGGCGGCGAAGTTGCCGACTTCCTCCGCCGGCATGCCGAACGCGTCCGCCGCCTGCACCGACAGGCGCGCGAACTGCTTGAGTTCGGCGATCGGAATGCCCGCCGCCGCGCCGCGCTCATAGGCCCCGAGGATTTCCTCAATCGGCACGGCCAGTTCGCCCGAGGTCGAAAGCGCCTTGATCTCTTCGCCGAGGCGCCGCGTTTCGTCGGCCGTTGTGCCGGCCTTCTTTTGAATCTCCGTCATCGCCGATTCGAAGTCGGCTGCGGACGAAATGACCTGCTGGGCCGACAAGGCGCCGGCGACGGGCGCGATCAGTCGCGCCGCACCCGCCACCATGAGACTCTGCGCCCGGCCCATCCCGGCTGCGTCCTGCGCGGAGATGCGGGACTGGTCCGAGAGAGAGCGCACCCGCCGCTCGAGGTCGCCGAGCGCGCGCCGCGCGCCACGAGCCGCGCCAGAAACGCGATCCGTCAGACTGAGGACGAGCTCGCTCGACAGGCGCATGGATTATCTTTCGATTTCGGGGGCGAGGCTGCGGGCGATGAAGTGGGCGATCTCACTATCGACCCAACGCAGCGCGCGCAGGACGCTGACGGGCACATCCGCCATGCGGGCGTGCATCTCCAACTCGGAAATGCGCCCGTGCATTACCGCTTCGACGTCTTCGAACGCAGGCGGGCGGAACAAAAGACGGTCATGGCGCACCCCGTCGATTACGAAGGGATGGCGCAAGTGGAACGGCGGGTCTGCCGGGACAGCCTCATAGATAGCGCCACTCCGAATCGAGCCATGAGACTCTTGCGGCGAGGTAGCAAAAGCACCGGATGAGGCATCGACTGGCGCGGACTCAGAAGGAAGGGCACTGCCGTCGGACTTCAATTCTTCGAACGGTACGGCTCGGAGGCGATCGAATGTCGCATCGCGATCATCGACGTTCATGGGTTTCCCCTTCTGGAAATTTGGTTGTAATGACGCCGGGCAATGGGAGGCTTACAGTTTGCGCAGCTTGCGGTTCGCAATGGCTCTCATCCTGGCAGGACCAGCCGTCGCCCAGGATACGAAGTTCCCCGATTTCTCGATTGGCGGCGTAGAGATCCGACCCGGCCCCTTCGATGGGAGCCAGGTCTTTGTGTTGGTCGAGAACGCCTCTGCAAAAGCTGCAAACGTTTGGGCGGACTGCATGGTACTCGGCAACGACGGCAGCTTGGTCGACGTTTTGCACCTACGCGTGCCGAACATCCCTCCCAAGGGCAGCGCCATTCAATCCGCGCTGGTCGGTACGAAGGTCATCAAGGCCGAATGCAGGGTCACAGACGTCGATTAAGCGTCAGGCCCCCAGCGCGCGACGCTGAGCCTCGAAGAGCGAGACGCCCATGAAGCGAGCTTCGCGTTCGAAAAGGTCGAAATAGCACCACTCTACGCCGTCGAGCAGGAACTCGAAGTGCACCACCTCGGCAAAGGCGTGATTGCAGCCCTTGAACTCCTTCGGGTCGCTTTCGTCCGGCTCCCAGCTGGTGATGACACCTTCGATGATGCCGCGCGCGGCGCGCGTCACGCCCGATTGCTTGTCGACATAGGCCGAGGCGAAGGTCCACTTATCTCGCTCCGCCATACCCCGGAACACGTCTTCGTCGAGGCCCATGGCCTTGAAGGCGGGCTCCAGCTTTTCGATCCGGGGAAGCGTGAAGTCCACCTCCATGATGCTGCCGCCCGGATTGTGCGCAGCGACGACGCGCTTGATCGGCGGAATGGTGAGGGTCGAGATCGTGTTGGCGCGGCTGAGGCCGGTCTGCGTCGCGCGCCGCACATCGACGGCGGTCAGAAGAAGAAGGGGCGTCTGGGCCATGATCAGATTCCTTGCGCGGCGCGTCAGCCGATGGTGTTGAGGCGGGCGACGATGTCGGCGACGAGGCCTTCGACGGCGGGGCGATGGCGCCGGAGATCGATGGCCGCTCGCTTGAAGACGGGCGCAGGCTCGATACCGAGGTCGAGCTTGATGCGGCCGAGCCGGATGTTTTCAGGCGAGTTCCGGTCGGGAATGAAAACCTCGCGGTCGTAGCCGAGGATGTCCCCTGCGGCCTTGTGGTCACGCAACATGAAGAGGATCGAATTGACATAGGCCTCGGCCATGTCGACCGTGATCTTCTGACCCAGGAAGCGCCGGGTGATCTCGATCAGCTTGACCGTGATGTAGTCGGCCCCGCGCACCTGGTGGATCTGCTTCCAGAGCTCACCCGTGTCGGTGTTGTCCGTGCCGATGAAGGTGTGACCGCCTTCGGCGATCGCGCCGTCCACGTTCACCTCGCCCGGCACGACGATCGAGACCTCGGCGTCGAGCAGCTGCTGGCCCTCGGTCGAGCCATCGAAGAGAGAGAACGGGATCGGGCGCGACAGACCGGCCAGTCCGTAGATGGCGCGGTTGGCGATCGGATCGAAGGGCTTGCCCTCGTTCTCGTTATCGACGCGGGCGAAGAGGCCGAGCACGCGCGGACCCATCGGCCGCGTCACGAGGTTTACGCCTTCATAGACCCGCGCCGCCACGCCGATCGGCATGAGGCGCTGCGAGTTCATGGTCTCGCGCGCGTCGATCGCATTGGCGGCCGATGTGTCGTCCACATCCACCGGAGCGATGGCAAGCAGCTTTTCCAGCGCCTCGGGCAGCGCGGCGACAACCGGGCTCACCGTGTCGGCATCGCGGCGCCAAGCCGTGCGCCCGGCCCAGATCAGCCGAGGCGTCGTGTTGACGGCGCTGGGGATGTAACCCACCTGCCCCAGCGCCGCGGCGATGTTAGCGGCAGTCTGCGCAGGCGTCGTGCCTTCAGCGACCCGATAGACCGTGACATCGGCACCGACATTCAGACCGGTCAGCTGGGAGTTGATGCCGGCCACGGCATCGCGCAACGGCCCGGTCCCGAGCTTGGCGACGGTCGCCGCGTCGCTGGATGAGAAGCGGCGCGGCTGGCCGATGGGAAAAGCGGTAGCGTCGGCGTCGGCGCTGGTCTCGATGAGCAGCATTTTCGAGAAGTCGGCACCGGCAGTCGGCACGGGCTCGTCGTTCGGGCGCGCAACGGACATGCCGAAAATCGGGTTCGACATCGGGGAACTCCAAGGGTCGGAAAAGCAAAAGCCCGGCGCGATGGCCGGGCTCGGGAAAGGCGGAAAGGGCTCCGCGTCAGCGCTTGCGGCGCGCGCGAAGCCAGAAGGGCAAGCCGAACAGGAGGACGCCGGCCCCCATGGTCAAAGCCATGGGCCACCCGGCGGCGTCGGCAACGCAGCGGATCAAGGCGAGGTCGGCGCCGAGCTTGGTCGCGGCAAGGTCGGCATAGGCGAGATCATGAGCGGCGCAGCAATGCGCCCATGATCCTTCGAACCAGCCAGTGCAATGGCTCATGAGGCTGGAAGGCCACGCGCGATGGCATCCCGCCGATCCTTCGTCAGAAGCTCGACGCTCACCAGCAGGTCGAGGCCGGCGATATTGCGCGGGTCTCCGAGGTCCACCTCCGTCAGATGCCGGTCGCGGACACGATCGAAGAAGACACCGACGACCTTGCGGAGCGTCGTCAAACTGGCATCGTCGTCGCCAGGCCGCGCCGCCGCAAAGTCCGAAATGGCGACCTCTTCGAAAGCGCTGAAGGCATTTCGGAATTCGCTCGGGGTAAGCTTGAGGCGATAGGTCGGCTCGGGTGCTGGCGTCTCGCCTTCCGAAGCCGGCGCGGGGTGTTTCCACACCTTGCCGCCAAAAGTCGAGCCTTGAACCGTCTCGGCGGGGGCCTCGACCCAAACCCATTCGGGTGGGAAGAGCGCGGCAGGGTTCTCGGCGAAGGTGAAGGTTTCTGCGACCGTGCCTTTGCTGGCGCCGGTCTCAGTGAAGCGAGCCCAAGTCTTCATCATGCGACCTCATCCCAGAACCAATAGATCAAGGCATCGCCGCCGTCGCCGGCGCGAGTATTTGAATTATCAGCGGAATAGCAGGCACCACCCGCACCAAATCCGCTTTTGAAACGCCTTGTTGTGTCACCTGACGCCGTTTCGAACGATGCAGTGCCACCACCCAACACGCTTCCGCTGCTGTTACCACTGGGTGCGAAAGCACCACCCGCGCCGGGTCCGGCGGTGCTGACAGAATACTGTGCGTTCGATGAGGTTTGAGATGACCCCCCAGCACTGTCGGCGTCTGCCATGTCCCAAATCTGACGTACGGATGGATCAGCTGATGGGAGCGTTCCGACTTGAGCAGTCCCCCCTCCCAACAAGGCGGTCTGAGCCCTTGTGCTGAGACCCAGTGCGATGACACCGGCATTGCTCATCATCGTACCTGGCGAATGCGTGGATGCACCCGTGTCACCGTTCGCAGGCCCACCCCAACCAGCACCGCCCCTCACACCACTCCCGTTCGAAATGCCGGGACCAAATGGCGAAGCAGAAGATGGGCTTCCACAAAACGAGCCCGCACTTACCGCGCCAGGAAACGACTTGTCCCAAGGACCGCTGGCGGTTCCGGCAGTTCCTCTGACTTGCGGCGATGCGCTCTGAGCTGACGCACTTGTTGCGCCCGTGAGGACCAGCGCAGATGCGAGCCCCGGCCCAGAAATCGACGTAGTAGTCGCCGCCGCCCCCGCTGGCGCAGAGAGGGAACCACCCGCACCGATGCCGCCAGCGCCGACTACGATCGTATAGACCTCGCCCGCGACGACGTTGAATTCCTTTTCGCCCCACGCCCCGGAAGGGCCGGGAATTCCTTGGTTCCCGCCGCCGCCAGCGCCGAGCCCTTGCACTTTCACTTTGCCCGTCTTCTTGGCTGTCCATGTGTACGTGCCGGGGCGCTGGAAGACGTCACGGCGCCAATATCCATTGGATCCCGGTTGACCCTGCATTTGGCCACGCGCAGCCGTGGACATGAGGGAAGGTGCGATGCGGCTCATTAAGCGGCTTCCTCGACAAACCAGACTTGCGCGGCAGCCATGTTGGCCGTGTCGCACTTGACGTAGATTTTGGCCCCGGCATCGAGCACGATTCCGCCGCGCGCGAGCGGACCGCTTTCCAGCGCAACTGGAACTGCATTCTCGACGATATCGGCGTCGCCCGGCGCGCCGCCGCTGGTGATTGCGAGCGAGACTTTGCATGAACCGAGCGGGCCGATGTTGACCGTATAGGCCCCGCGCTTGCCGTCAGGCACCGTCAACACGGCTGTCCATTCGGTCGTGGTAAGCTTGGTGTTTTTGGGCGACGGCATTAGGCACCCCCGAGAAACAAGCTGGCGACCGTAATTCGGCGTTGTCGAGCGAAAGCCGACGCCAAGTCCGACAGGCCTGTCGCGTTGGTCGCGACCTTGGCGACGACCTCGACAAGAGCGGCCTGCACCGTCTTCGCGCTCAAACCATCGATCGCCGTTTTGATGCGGACATCATCGGCGCCGAGCGCGACCAGAAGCGCCGTGATTCGGGCCGAGAGATCGTCGGCGAGCTTGGCGAGCGCGACGAGGTCGCCGCGTCGTGCTTCGATCTCGGCCGTGACGTTCGTGCCGATCAGCGCGAGCGCCTGGTTCGTAAGCCGATCGACCGTCTCGTCGTAGGTGATCGCCTTGCCTTCGAGCAGCTTGAGCCGCTTCGAGATGGACGCGAAGACCGCGTCCCAAAGCTGGCGATCAAGCTCCATTTCCGGCGGGGCTTTATAGTCCGCGTCAGCCGAGGGGATCTGCTTCATGGATCGCCTCCCAACCATATGTCTCGACGATGCCCGCGAGAACCGAGCCCATCATCTTGTGTTGATCTCGAGGGAGAAGCTGGCCCGCCTCAACCGTCACCGGCCGCGTGATGAGGACGCGATACTTCGCGTCCTCCTTGATCTTGAAAGACTTCATGCGGTTCTCACAGAGCAAAGAGGGAGACGTTCTCGACGAACGGGATCGATTGAACCGACGAAGTTGTCCCATCGATCCGAAGCACGGCCGAGGGGCTCGCCGGGATCGTGAACGACGCCTTGAGAAGACGTCGCGTCGCCTTCGCCAGGTCTCGCGAGAGGCTCTCGACGGTCGGCGTGTAGATCGTCGATCCGACGATGATCTTCGGATCGATATCGTGAAGCGCCGGGTCGAACTGATCGAGCGAGATCTCGACGTCGATCTTCGTTGTCGAATAGCCGAAACGGAGCTCCTTCGTTGGTGCTCGCATGTCATTGCGGGGTCGCCGCGTCATGGCGCGCGCTTTGGTGTTGAGCACGATCGCCGGCGCGAGGCCGGTCGAGCCGATCATCGTCAAGCGGATGCGGCAGAGAGCCGGCAGGCCGCGAAGCGGGTTCGGCGTCTCGGCCGTCTCGGGCCGGAGCGGCTCCCATTGATCGCGGCCGGTCGGCTTGACCTCCCACATCATATTGGTCCCGTCCGGACACCAGGTCTCATAGAGGAGCTTGAGCTCGGTCATCCCGTTTTCGAGCTCGAGCGGTGAGAACTCGACCACGACGCGCGTCGTGCTGAATTCGGCACCGTTGATCCGGAAGACGAAGTCCTCTTCCGGCGAGCCTTGGAACCAGCCCTGATCGGTGCTCCAGAACAGCGTTCCTTGCGCATATTTCGCGCCGGTCACGGTGACGAGCGAATGGTTTCCGGTGGTGACCGCGACCCAGGCGTAACGCCGACCCGGCGGGAGATAGCGCGGCTTGAACGGGAAGCGGACCCATCCGCGCGCGATATCCTTGGCGGCGAGCGTCGAGCGAGCGAGAACCGCGTCGAAGAGCGGCTCGCCCGTCGCCGAGACCTCGCAGAGCATCAGCGTAACTTCGCCATCCGTCGCGACCCGGTCGAATTTGACCGAGATCGACGTCAGAATGAACGGCTGCGTCGAGAGGAAGGTTTGCGCGTAGACCGAGCCGTTGATCCCGAAGGTCTCCGTGACTTCGTCCCAATACGTCTCGGTCCAATAGTTATATTCGATCGATTGCGCCGCGTAGATCTGCCGATAACCGGTCTGCGCGACTTGGCTATTATGGACGATCATATCGGAGACGTTGGCGTTTGAGCCGTGCGTCTGGTTGAAGACCGAAACGTCCAGCGTCTTGCCGGCATAGGACGCATCGATGACGCCCAGCTTCACAAAATTTTCGTTGTTCGCTTGAAAGACCGCGCCTTCACGAGCCGTCCCGATCTGCGCCCATTCCTTGTAATTGTCGCACATGGCGACGGTCGGGCCGTAGGAGATGGACGAGCGCGCGACGGACTTTTGAACGGGCGTTTTGACGGTGTGAACCTGCTGGGAGATGTTCTTCGTTCCACCGCTTCCGTCGACTTCGATCTTCACGATCTCTGACCAAGCCGGCATGAGGATATCGCCCTCGATCCTGATCCCGGCTTGAGCCGGGTTCAGGACTTCGAGTCGCTCGTCCCGCTCGGCGGCCCAGCCGAAGCGGACGCCCTCCTCGATCCGCGCCAGGAACGAGGCGTTCGTCATGTCCCATTGGTCTTTCACGAGCGCGGCGTCGTAGAAATAGCCGCGCGCCGCGTCGGGGAGATTGGCGAGGCGGCGAAGCTGCGCCGTGTCGCGCTGTAGCTGCTGGACGATCTCCTTCCGAGGGAAGTCCTTCAATTGGGCTTGAAGGTTGGAGAAGTCCGTCGTCAGCGTTTGAATGCGCCCGAAGGAAACGGCCATCTGGCCTTCGAGCACCGTGACGCGGCCCTCGACCTCGTAGAGCGTCTTGACCCGCCAGTCCTGTGCGCTCTCGATCACCTCGATCTTGGTGTTGGAGAGGAGCACAAAGCCGATGCAGCAATCCGTCGCCGCGACCGAAGGCCGAAGCGGCGTCGGCGAGTTGAGGCCCTGCTGGATGCGGAACTCGACGGTGCGCCGTTCGATCTTGGGCGAGTTGACCGGGACCGACGCGCCGGTCTCGACATCGGTTTCGATGAAGCGTTGCTGGCGATCCGTGATCGTGGCGCCGCTCGCGAGGATTGCGACATAGCGTTGATCCCCGATGATCGCCGGCATGTGCTGCGTCAGGTCGATATCGACGGGATCGTCGAGGTCGTAGAGGATCGTATCGGACCAGAGCGTCCCCGCGCTGACGCGGATGCGCGCCGAGGAGGGCGTCGAGATCGAAAAGCGCGCCCAATGGTTGGGATAGGCGATCGCGCCGCCGACGATGTTCTCGCCGCCCTCGCGCGCGGCCTTCGAGATCGCCTCGAGGTCCAAGGGCTCGACCGTCTCGGCTTCGGCGAAGAGAATGACCTTGCTCATGGCGGTCCTTACAAACGGGTGCGATTGACGAACTGGCCCAACCGGAAGCCGCCATCGAGCGACGGCGCGTCATCGAGGCGAAGAACCCGGCGGTGCGCGAAGTCCGCGCGATATTCGGTGGCGTCCCCTTTGGACGCACTGAGCGCCTGGAGGCAGCGGCGCAGCGGCTCGCGCGTCGGGGTGCGCAACACGCCGCGCCCGAGCACGCCGCGCCCCAGCACCAGGGCGCGCTTGGGCACGAAGGTTTCGACCTTCACGAGATAGCGCGCCGTGAAAGGCGGATGGCCGATCGGCGTCCTCCCGATCTTCGCGCGGCCGAGCACGAAGCGCGCGGGATAGCTGATGCGGTCGAGGATGACGCCATCTACGAAGCGGATGAAGGCATCCGGCCCAGCACGCGTGCCCTTCAAGGCTGCGAGGCCGTTGCGCGCGGCGCGCACCATGGCGCGCTTGCGTGCGAGCGGCCAGTCCGCGAACCAGAGATCGACGGATTCGCTCGCGGCGAGGAAGGCAAGAAACGCCTCGGGCGTCCGGTCGGGGTCGAGAAGATCGCGGATCGGAACCGGCAGGGCGTCGGTGAACGCCTTGGCGAGCGCCCGCTCGAACGGCGCGGCCTCGTTATAGAGGATCTGGTCGGCCATGAAGATTACCCCTAGTCGATGACCGCCTCGATCAGGGCGGGCACCGCGTAGGGGTCCGCCGGGATGCGAACCGGCGACAGGTCCGTGACGTCGAGCACGTTGCCATTGCCGAAGGCGATGCCCCGGAAGAAGCCTTGCGGAATTTCGCCGCCGATGAGGCAGCGAGCCGCAGCGGCGGCGACCACGCGGGAAAGAACATCCGCCCGGACGAGACCCGGATCGGGGCCGGTCGGAATGGAAAGGTGCAGATGCACCCGATAGGGAACGGGCACCGCCGGCAGCACCGACACCGCGATGGCTTCCGGCGCGACATGCGGCGCCAGGCAAGCGGCCTCGACCAGGGCGCGCTCCGCCTTGGTCGGCGCCCTTCCGCCCGGCCCCGCAATCACGACATGGGTGTCGCCGCGCCTCTTGTGGACGGCATAACCATTGACCCGCGCGTCGCCCATCTGCGGCCAGGCGGTCCAGGCCTCGTAGAGGTAGCGATCCGCCGACCCGGCCGAGCCGCGATCGAAGGACAGGAGATAGCGCCGCGCGAGCGCCGCGTCGCTTTCCATCACCACGGCGCTGGTCGGCGTCGCGGGCTGAAGCACAAGGCGCTGCACGTTCTGGCGCGCGACCAGCGCATCGAGATCAGCGCCGGTCGCCGTCGTCACGAAAACCGAGCGCACCACGTCGTTGACGCGCTGGCGGTCGAGGACGCGCAGAAACGAGAAGACGCGGCCGAGAATGGCGACCGGGTTCGCTTCGAGCTCGCTGATCGTATAGGCCGGCAGAGTGTTGTCCCGCGCCCGCTCTTCGGCCCAGGCCGCCAGGAAGCGCTCCTTGAAAGCGGCGCGCAGTGTGGCGGGCGTGAATGTTTCGATCGCCGCCGGCAGCGGCACGGCGGACAGGTCGATGGCGGTGGGCGCTCTCATTCCGTCACCCCAGCCGTTCGCCCGAAGCGAATCCCGAATGTCCTGATGCCCTCGATGGAGGGATCGCCCAGATGGGCGCGCGGCCGAAACTCGACCTCGATGGAGAATTTCGCCGAACCCCGCCGAAGCTCGTCCACCGTCCCGCCCGGCGTGATCCGGCGGACGCGGAAACGCGGCTCCCATAGGTCGATCGCCGCTGCCATGACCAGCATGAAGGCGGAGAAGAGGCGCGCATTCAGCTTGCGGCCGAGAAGCTCGACCAGCCCCGCCCCGAACTCGCGCAGAAGCACATGCGAGCCGATGCGCGAGCAGAAGAGAATATCGACCGACTGGAGGGCGCTCTCGTAATTGGACAGGCGCGCGCCCGTGCGTCGGTCGAAATCCATGGTGAAGGGTCCTCAGTCGGGCGGGTCGGTCCGATCGCCGCCGCGCCGGATGCCGCCATGGATGTGGCCGGAGCCGATGTTCCGTCCGTCATGCGTGACCCGCCCGCCGGTGACGGTGAGCCCCTCGCCCGAGATTTTGACGCTGACCTTGCCAGCCGTGATGACGAGGCCGCCATCGGCCACTTCGATCCGCACGCCCGCGTCCTCGAAGACATTGGCGTCCATGTCGGCGCTGGGGCTCTTGTGCTCACCGCCATAGCCGCCACGCAGGAGAAAGCCCTGCCGCATGTCGCCGTTCGGGCTGATCAAGCCGACCACTTGGCCGACCTTGAGCGGCACGCTGGTCTTTCCGGTCTCGGGATGCGGCAGCCAGGGAGACAGCCAGTCGCCGCCCTCGCCGTCCTGCCCAAGCTTCAGGCGATAGCCTTTCTCGGGATCGACCGCAGAGATCGTGCCGGGACGCAGGAGATTCGCGACGGTGGAGCGCATCTCCTCGACCAGCTGCCGAAGTTCGGCGATCTTCCGATAGACCGACATCACGGCACCTCGCGCTGACCGACGCCTTCGATCGCGACGCTGGCGCCTTTGAGCGGCGGCGTCACGCGGCTTTCGTCGCTGATGATCGGCCCCGATCCGAGGGCTCGCAGCTCGGCGCGCGTCAGTCCATGCCGGATTTGGACTTGCTTCCAGTCTGGAACGGCGCCGCCGATGACGCTGCGCATGGCTTGCGCCTGCGCTTCATAGGTTGGGTCATTCTCCGCTTCCAAGGCGGCGAGAAAGCGGGCCAGCGGCGCACGGCCATCGAGTGGTGCGCCCCGAGCCGGGTCGGGAAACAGAGCCATCGTGATCCGGGTTTGATGCCCGGCGAGCTTCTGACCGTTGTCGCTCGTCCGGCGCGTGCCAACCTCGATCTTCTCGACGTGGGAATGAAGAGCGCGAAAGATGTCGGCCCAATCGCTGTCGGGATCGGTGAGAGCGTCGAGCACCTGCTTCTGAACGATCTCCAGAAAGAACTCGAAAGCCCGATCGCTGGCCGGAACGGACACGCCGACGATGGTCGATCGACCCGTTTCCCGGTCGAGTTCCGTCATGGCCATTGAGATACCGATCTCGATGACGAGGACACAGGACCCGTTCTCGGTGAGATCGCGCCCCGTTACGTCGCCGGCAGTGGCGATATCGGTGTAGACGGCGACGAAAGGTCGGTCCTCGTCGGTGCGAAGAGTGCCATCCGCCTGGATGTCGAGCGCTCCGTTCGGACTATCGAGGACGTTATCGCCTACGAGCGTCCGACCCTTGATGGCTTCGACAGCTGCGGTGCGAAGAGCAATGCGGGCGAGGCTCATATCTCCCCCAAAGCCAGAACTAGGCGCGTGTCGCCGCGATCATCCACCCGAAGTACCTGAAACCAAGGCAGGCCGGGACGGTCCAAGGCGCAGACACGATCGTCCTCGCGGACGGTCAGCGAAGGAAAGGCATCCCGATCGACATGCAGTTCGGCCTTTCCAGCCGCAATCTGCGTGCTCCAGTCCTTCGCCAAGCCGCCGGCGAGGTTCCTTTCATCGCCACCGCCGACCCGTAGAACGGCGGTGATGTCCGCTGGTGGCCGGGTCGGATCGACATCCCCTTTTCGGAAAAAGGAGAAACGGACCCGTTCGGCAAAGATACGATCGGCGCAGCGAACAACACTCGCCCGGAGATCGCCAGGTTTGCCGAGCACCGGCATGTCAGGACGCCGCCGTAAGCGCCGCGATGATCTGCGCTTTAGTCGCTCCCTCCGCATGCTGGACGGAACGCTGCTTCGCCAAGGCAACAAGTTCTTCGCGTGTCAGCTTTTCCAGGTCGATAGACTCAACCGGAGCGGCCTCGTCTTCTCCTTCATGGAACTGGCCGCCTTGGTAAAAGCGGCCCCCAAAGAAACCTGACGTCGTAGCGATACCCATTACTTGGCCTTTCCTCGGCGAAGCGTTTCAGGGCGAGTCGCAACCGGCAGCGGGTAGCTGTAGATTTCGACGCGGTCGAAGGCGTCCCGCCCCGAGGTATCGGGCAGGATAAGGCCGTAATACTCGCGGCCCCGCTGGTTGAGGTAGGGCTTGAACTCGTTCGCCGGCGAGAAGCCGCACTTGAAGGCGCCCCGAAGGCCGACAGGGAAGAAGCGAGCCTTGTCGCTGGCGATCGCGATCGTGGAGCCGTCGTCCGTGCCACGATAGTTGATGAAGACGATATCCTCGATCTCGATCGACGAGTAGCCTTGGATGTTTTCCAAGGCAGCGGCACGTTCGGTGCCGAGCTTCGTTTCCTTGATCTGCGGATGGTTCACAAGCAGGTCGAAGAATTCGTCTCCGACAAGCGCACCGACACGTGCGCCAGGCGTCCAAGCCCCGCCAGCCGCCTTCATCATGGCGCGCTTCATGTCACGACATTTCTTGCGGACGTCGGTCTCGGGTTTGTCGAGCTCGAAGTTCACCTCGGCAGGCTCGGCGATGCCCCAGAAGTTGAACCAGTCAACAATCACCTTGCCGTTGGCGTCGAGCACCTTTCCCTGCACCGCGCCGAAGCGCATGTATTCCATCGTCAACTCGAGGTCTTCGAGGATCTGCCGCGTCCTGTCAGCAATCTCAGCCGCAACATCGCGGGTCTGAACTTCGAAAGGAAGCGCCGTGACACCAGCAAGCTGCGACGCCCAGACCGTCGAGCCCTTCGCCAGGCGGACGGTATCGAACTTGCGAACCATGTCGCTATCGACGTCGAGTTCCACAGGGGGCGCGCCCATCTCCGAAGTCGGGATCAGCGACATGGTCCCGCCGCGCAGTTGCACGCCGATGGTGCGCGAACGCGAATAGATCGGTTCGAAGATGCCGAGGCCGCCGAGCAGCGACGGACGGAACTCGGTGCGCTCCACGATCTCCTCGTGGAAATCGATGGCGCCCCATCCGTTTTGATTGAAGATGTCGGTTACCAGTGCCATTGGACGCGGCCCTCCTTAACGGCCAACGATACCGAGCGCTGCCAGGCTCGCCATAGCAGCGGTCTTCTGTGCGTCGGTGGTGCCAGCGGCAAAGATGAGCACGTTGGCGTGGACCTCGGCGGCGCGAGCGGTGATGGTACGCCGAACATCTCCGGCGGAGGCGTCGCAGCCTTCCCAGAGGATGGCAACGGCGGTTTGAGTGCCGTCCGAAGCAGCCGGCGCGAAAGGCTTCAGCTTGCCCGTTGCGGTGACTCGCCCGAGCACAGTGCCGGCCCGGAGCTTGCCCGATCCGCTGGCAACGACCGCCTGCTCGCGAGAGCGATAGCCGTTCGCTTCCGACACGAGATAGTGGCCAGCACCGGCGTTGCGGTCTTGGATAAGAACATCAGCCATGACTCAAGACTCCTCAGCGGCGCTTGTTGCGGCTGTCAGCCGCACTGGCGAGAATGGACTTGTCGCTCTTAGCCTTCGGGCCGTCGCCGCCACCGAGGCCTTCGCCGTTCAAGCGGCGCTGCTCATGCAGAGCCGCCGATGCGTCAGCTGCTCCCTGCGGTTTCGCAGGGTCGGCCGATGCCTTCGGAGCGGCGGCGAGAGCAGCCTTGACCTTTTCGATGGCATCTTCGGTTTCGTCCGCGAAGTAAGCTGCAAGCGTTTCGCGCCCCTTGGCCTCTTCGAGCGCCAGAATGGAGCGTCGGCGCTCGCGATCGGCCTTCACAGCAGCTGCGATCACGGCGGTGTTGTCAGGGGCTTCGCCCCCGTTCGGCTTGTCACCCATAGGGGGCTCCTGTTTGTTCGAGGGAGTAGTTGCGGTTGCGGTCGGTTTCGAACCGGGCTCGTTCATCGACCATCCCTTTTTGCGAGCGGTCACATGGAGCTCTTTCGGGGCTTTGGCGTAGACGCGATAATCGAACGCGGCGACAGCCTTGGCCTTTGCGGCTTCAGCTTCGTCAGCGTAGCCCTGTTCGACGGCTTGGGTTGATGTCAGCCAGATTTCGGCCTTCATGTCCGACCGGGCTTCATCCACCGTTTTGCCGGACCGCTCGGCGTAGATGGCAGCCATCTGCGTCGCGTAAGCGTCCAACTGCTCAATCGTTCGAGCATGAGCGTCGGCCGGACCGATAGTGATCGTGGAAGGATCATGGATCATCATCAGCGCGCCGGCGCGCATCACGACCGTGTCACCAGCCATGGCGATCAGCGAGGCGCTGGAAAGCGCGACGGCGTCGATCTCGACCCGGACATGACCCTTGTGGGAAGCCAGCGCGTTGTAGACGGCAATCCCGTCGTCAACGACACCACCGCCGCTGTTGATGTGGACCGTAATATCCTGGTCGCGGCCATGTTCGGCGAGCGCAAGCAGAACCTGCGACGCAGTAAAGCCCTCATCCCAATAGGATTCGCCGACCACGCCGTAGAGATACAGCGCTCCGTCCCGATAGATGTCCATGAAAGCCTCAGTAAGGGCGCGCAGTCGCCGCCATGGCGTAGCGGGTGCGAGTTGGCGTTCCGCCTCGCGAGATCGAACAGTTGCGATCCGCCTCGGCAATGGCCTTGCGGACGTCGGCAAGGTTCGCCGTATCAGCGAACCGAGTCATGTCGGAGCCAAACCGAGCCTCCGTCACCATTTCGCCCTTGAGCAAGGCCATTTCGACCTCGCGCAGCGCCAGGGCTCGGGCGCACCAATCAACTTCGCTTACCATCAGGCGTCCTGTTTTGAAGGGTCCCGGTTTCCGTCCGCCGCCATTCCGTTCGGCCCCGCTCCACCTGTTGATCGTCCGAACGGATGCGGGATCTTCAAACTGGTGAGCATCGCAATCTCGCGGCCGATCTGCTGGGCGTTTTCTTCCCAATCGCGGCCCAGCAATGCGGCCTCATCAGCCAGTGATGAAAGGCCGAGCTCCAACCGAACTTTGGCCGCCATGGCGCTCTTGTAGTCGTCAGCGCTCGGTTGCGCCGGCCCTTGCCATTCCGCCCATACGATCCGTTCACGATTGGCGAGAAAGGCTTGATAGCCGCCTCGAAACGGGATGCGGCCTTCTGCAATCCCTTCTTCCAGCCAGCGCTCGTAGATTGCTTGCGCAAACGGGGCCGCAATCCTCTCCCTTCGCCGTAGGACGATGGGCCAGATGGATGCGATGCCCATGCGAACCGATGAATAGTTCGCGTTGGAATGATCCATCGAGAAGCTCTCGAAGGTGACGCCAATGCGGCGGGCCATCTCTCGCTGCAAGCTTTGTGAAAATGGTAGATACTGCGAGCCGGGCGTCGCGGCCGTGTGCATCTGCAACTCTTCGCCCGGTCCCAGATGATTGATCTGGGATGGCCCCGTGATTGAGAGACCTTTGCTCTTAAGGGCCTCAAGCCTCACACCCCAAACGTCAATGAGATCCTCGACGATATCGGACACGCCTGCCACGTCTTGAAAATCGTCGCGCAGTGTCTGCAACGCTTCGAAGGCGCTCGCGCTCGGCTCCGGACTTTTGATCGTCGCCGCGAAGATCGTCTGGATAAGGGCCGTCGACAGGGTGGCATCCGCCAGTTGATCCCACTGCGCCGAAACCTTGAGGATCGGCGCCATGACGGAGATGCCACGGGCGCTGCCTGGATTCTCGCTTCGATCCATGACGTGAATCACATCACTCGCAGAAACATCGTGATCGACCTCGATCCCACCTTGCCTGCGGCGGAAGCGGTAGGCACGTGCGCGGTTCCGGCTGTCGATCAGAATGCCTTGGTCCAGCCCCTCGAAATCTCGCGAGATCCGGGGCAAACGATGTGGCGAAACGAGCGTGACCTTCGTACCCGTTCGAACACCGTAAGCACGCCGTTCGACGCGGGGCAGGAAGTCCAGAACACCAAACGCCTCGCCCTGAGCAAGATACGAACGTATCACCGCGTCCAACATCTCCGGCACAGTTGCCCGCCCGGCGAGGTCGCATTCACTCGGCGTCCATGACCAACGTCGCCATTCCGCCTCTACGAACTGACACCAGGCGGAACGCTGCTTGTCCGTGTAGCCGAGCCCCGCCATATCGGGCCGAGCATTCAGCTTCAATTCCGTCCCGATCGTGTCGGCCACGACCTGATCTGCGGCGCCGGCAAGCCAGCCCGAATTGTGAAGGAAATCGACGGCCAGTGCAGACGCGCGTTCGGCCGCCTCTCGAACATCAAGGCTTGAATCCCGAAGGACGGCCTGGCGCATCGGAAGAAGCCGAGCATTGTCGGACCGAAGATAGCGCGCCGTGGGAGCCTTTGCGCCAACGGTTGCGACGCTTCCTCTTGAAGACCCGGCACGAACTCGAATCTTCGGCTTGCCGTCGCTCATCGACTCGTTCCTTACGAATAGCCCTCCCAGCGTCGGCGCGACTTCGGCGCTTTCGGAGCAGGTTCCGCCGCTGCTAAGTTCGGCGCTACGGTGCTCGGTTCCGACACCTGCATGGTTGGCAGGGAGCCGAATAGTCCGTCCTCAAAATCGAGTTGGGCTTCCGTGGGAGGCGTTTCTCTTTCAGCCTCCAAGCGGTCCCAGATCGCGTCGGGCATCGCACGGATGCCGTAATGGATCGCAGCCGCCTCCGCCTGCAGATGCGTGTCGAGCATCTCGTTCGGTACGTTTGGGTCTTTCACCCATTCGTAGACGGTGAAGCCCTGCTTGTTCTGGCGGGCGCGGCGACTTTCGGAGGTCAGCTGCCGATAGAACTCGTCGTCCATGCCAGAGGGCAACCCGACGAAGCCACGTGCCGTCACGTCGTCGCGAACGATGTTGCGGTAGAGCGCCATCTTCAGGACCGAGGTCGCAAAATTATAGAACCGCTTCGAGTAACGGAGCAGCTTGCCCTTGGCGTTGCGCTCCTTCTTAACGGGCGCAATCAGCGCGGCGCTTTCGCTCGGCACGCCTCGAACCATGATAACTTGGCTCGACGGCTTACCTTTCACCCAAGACCAGACCTCTTCGCTATAGGCGTTTCCGTCGATGGCAAGGCGGTCGGCCTTTATCCGGTTGCCCACCGCGTTGGGCCAAGCTTGCTGAAGCAAGGCGTCGAGCCGCTCCTGACATCCCTTTGTCGAGATGTGGCCGGGGATGACGCCCGCATCGACGATGAAGCGTCGATAGTCCCTGCCGAACGCAACGGCCTGCCATTCGACGCGATCGCCTTGGCAGTCGACCCCGATCGTCACGACCAGGCCGCCGACAGGGATGAAACCTCGCGCGTAGAAAGACACGCCGCCGCGATCGCGCAGCGCTTCCCATGGCGGGGCTTCGCCAAGCGTCTTGTAGGCCCGGCCGACCGTGTCGTTGAAGAAGACCTGCTCCTTCGAAGGGACGCCCTTCGCTGCCAGAAACTCGCGGGCAATCTGCTCGAAGCTCTGGAGGAAGGAATAGGCCGACCAGATGTGGAACGAACGGTGATGCCGGCGGGCCGAAGCGTTGTGCGCTCGCCACTCGCCACGCGGCAGGATCGCCCCGCGATGATGGTCCTCGATCTCGCAGCCGCATTCGACGCAGGTGAAATGCGCCTTCTCAGGCGCCTCCTCGTCGAGGTTGGCGAGCATGTTCTCCCATTCGAGAACCTGAAAGTGCTCGCAGTGCGGGCATGGAACGTAGAAATGTTCCTGACTTCCAGCCTCGAAATTCGCTGTGATCCGACATCCCGGCTCGATCAGCGGCGTCGAAATCTTGAAGATCTTCGCGTCCGGCCTTCCGCGCGACCGGCTGTTCGCCTGCGTCTCCGGGTCGCCGGCGCTGTTCATCTCCCACTTCGCCAAGTCGTCCTGCACCTGGCGTTTCATCGTCACTTGGGAGAGTGACGCAGGCGAGTTCGCTCCGGAGATCTGAATTGCGCCCCGACCATCTACGCGCTCCTTGTAGAGGACCGAGTCGAGCCCGTCGCGAGACCTCATGGGGAAGAGCGCCGCGAGCGACGCCGTGCCCTTGAGCATCGGCGCCAGCTTCATCTTCGACCAGCGCATGGCGTTGTCGGCCGTAGGATGGACGTAGAGGAAATAGCAGGGGTCCATCTCCATGGACCCGCCGGTAAAGATGTTGGCGAGCACCGTGCCGCCGATCTGCGCCGACTTGGCCAGCGTCACCTCGCGGCAGGGGTCATCCGGCGAGAGGGCACGAAGGATCTCGTCGAAGTAAGGGAAACGCTCCCGGTTATACTCGCCGTGAAAGCGGCTTTCTTGTTCGGTGAAGACGATATTATCGACCGCCCAGGCGAGAAAATCGACGGGTGGCGGCGGCTGCCAGACTTCCGCCATGACCTCTTCCGCGAGGCGCTCGGCATTGGCCGTTTGAACGATCATCGCTGTCATGCGAGTTCGTCCTCCTCCGCCACGATCACGCTTTTGAGGACACCCGGAAGCGTCTCGGCCCGGCCGCGATGGCGCTCGGCGGCCTTAGCGCGGATCTTCCGGAAGCCCATCTGCAACGCATGCTCGACGTCCCGCTGCGGCAGACCGAACTGGCCCGCGAGCGCAGTCGCCATATCGGATAGGCCCGCTTCCATGGTCTGCATCATCGACGCAGCGAGGCGCGCCATCTGTGCGCGCACGGCGATCGTTTCGGTGTAGCGCCCTTTGCGCTCCTCCTCCTCTTCGGCGGCCTTGCGGTTCGCCATCTGGGAGGAGCGCAGCTTTTCGCGCTTGATCTGCTCTTCGATCGAGTCTGGTCGAGGCACCGGAGCGGGGCTCTCCACCGGCGCAGACGCCGGGACGGCTGGCCCATCGAGGCGGGTGAAGAGGCCGTTGCCCAGCGCTTGCGAAACATCGCGCCGTTCGCGGATCTGACCGAGCGCAACCGCAACTCGGATGCGAGCCGATCGACCTTCACCGACGAGCGCGTCGCTGCCGATCTTGCCTTCGGTGAGATACTGCGAAACGCGAGCGGCCGAGACGCCGATATGCTTGGCGAAATCGCCCTTGGTCATGACCGCGTCGGCTGCCAGCGTTTCCGACAT